CAATGTGGCTAAATTTATGTTAGAACATTCTGAAGAATACAATGCACTTCCAACTATAGAACAAATACAAGCAACATGTGGTGTTGAACTTAAAAAAGTCGATATAGATGAAAGACACAAAAATTGGTTTTTTGATGAGTTTGAAACTTTTTGTAGACACAAGGCATTAGAACTTGCAATTATTCAATCAGCAGATTTATTAGAAAAAGGTGACTATGGTCAAGTAGAAGATAAAATTAAACATGCAGTAAGAATTGGACTTACAAAAGATTTAGGTACAGATTATTTTATTGATCCAAAAGCAAGATTGTTATCACTCAAAGATAATAATGGTACAGTAAGCACAGGATGGTCAGCATTGGATCATAAATTGTATGGCGGATTTAACAAAGGTGAATTGAATATATTTGCAGGACAATCAGGTGCAGGTAAAAGTTTATTCTTACAAAATGTTGCATTGAACTGGGCAAACGTTGGCATGAACGTGATATACTTTACTTTTGAATTGAGTGAAGAATTAAGTTCTATGAGAGTTGACAGTATGTCAACAGGAGTAGCATCAAATGAAATATTTAAAAAGATTGATGACATTGATTTAATGGTTAGGATGCAAGGGCAAAAGTCTGGTAAGTTTCAATTAAAGTATATGAGCAGTGGTGCAACTGTAAATGATTTGCGTAGTTATCTAAAAGAATATGAAGTACAAACAGGTACAAAGCCAGACTGTATTTGTGTTGATTATTTAGACTTGTTGATGCCAATATCAAAAAGAGTTTCTCCAAGTGATTTGTTTATTAAAGACAAATATGTATCAGAAGAGTTGCGTAATTTAGCAGTAGAACAGCAAATAGTGTTGGTAACAGCATCGCAGTTGAATAGGGCAAGTGTTGAAGAAACTGAGTTTGATCATTCGCATATTGCTGGTGGATTAAGTAAAATACAAACAGCAGATAATGTAATTGGTATTCAAACTAGTAGAGCTATGCGTGAACGTGGTAGATATTTGATACAATTAATGAAGACAAGATCAAGTGGTGGTGTAGGAACTAAAATTAACTTGGCATTTAATATAGATACCTTAAGAATTACAGATTTAACAGAAGAGCAACAAGCTGAAGATCAAAATATGACAACAGCCAATGTGGCAAGCACAATTAAGAAAAGAACCAGTGTAATAACGCCTAAAAAGCCTGAAAATCAAGGTGCACAAGTGGCTGAAAAGGTTGAGCAAGTAGCAAACCTGCGTAGTATACTAAAAAGTAAGCGACATCAATATTCAAGTGAAGAGGATTTGTAATACGTGTTTTATAGGCTTCTTATTTTGTATAAATAAACGTATATAGGAAAGTAACAGGTTGATTAAAATGAAACGAAACACTAAATCAATACTAGAAGAGATTTCGCAATCAGTACCTCAAAATAATAGAGAGGCGCTTATTGAGTCACGTGCTAGTCATGTTATTTCCTCTGCTTTAAATTTGATTGATATGCTGTATGAATCTTATGATGAAAACACTGCTGGTGAATTATCTAGACGATTAATCAACAGCATTAAAAGTTCAGATCCTGCAAAATTTGAACGTGGCATAAGAAAAGTGAACAGCAACGATGAAACTAACAGATTTTAAAATTGACGAAAACGTAAACACACATCTAACACACTTAGAAGATCTATCATTATTTAAAGGAAAAAAAGGTGCTGTAGAAGCCATACGTTTTTTAAAAAATTTATCAACAATAGTAAAAGGTCATTCACCTAAAAAATTTAATATCACTACAAAGTGGGATGGTTCTCCTGCAATTGTTTGTGGTAAAGATCCTGCTGATGGTAAATTTTTTATTGGCACAAAAGGTGTGTTTAATAAGAATCCAAAATTAAACAAATCAACACAAGACATTGCAACTAATCATGCTGATACAAGTGATAGTGATAAAAGTGGATTACGTGATAAACTTAATGCAACACTACAGCATTTATCAAAATTAAATATACAAGGTGTATTGCAAGGTGACTTGATGTTTACACAAGGTGATTTAAAAGTAAGAGGCTTTGAAAATAAATCTTACGTAACATTTAAGCCAAACACAATTACATACGCAGTTCCAACTGACTCTGAACTAGGTAAAAAAATACAAAATGCAAAAGTTGGTATTGTATTCCATACATCATATGAAGGAGAAAGTTTAGATAAAATGACAGCATCATTTAAGGTTGATTTATCTGATTTAAATGAATCACCAGATGTTTGGTTTGATGATGCATACATAAAAGATTTTTCAGGTATGGCAACAATGACTGCACAGGAATCAGAAGCAGTTGAAAATGCTATTGCTGATGCACAAAAACATTTAAATGCAAGTGGTCGTGCTTTTGAATTTTTAGATGGTTCAGATGCAGGCAATGATTTAAAAGTAAATATTGCGGCTAACATGAATAACAATATCAAACAAAATGCAATACAACAAGATCCAGAACAGTTCTTTAATCAGTTCATTGCTGATTATAATCGTAGGGCAGAAGAAAAAATAGCTTCATTAAAAACAGGACGTGAAGGACCAGCTGGACAGCGACGTCTAAATGCACTACAAATTGGACTAAATTACTTAAATACTAATAAGAGTAATATGATGAACTTTTATGCACTGTGGCTTAAATTAGGTGCTATAAAAGACATATTATACAAGAAATTATCAAATATTAAAGCAATTGATAGTTTTGAAGAAGTAGATGGAGAACTAAAAGTAAGAGACCCAGAAGGATTTGTTGCAGTTGACCATATTGGTAGTGCAGTAAAAGTTGTGGATAGATTAGATTTTAGTAGGAAAAATTTTATGAAAAGTGAAACAATAGAACTAGATTTTGTAAATGATTTAATGACAGAAGCAAGAATGTTTAGATCACGACACGGGTTATCAAATTACTCAGCACGTGAAATGGCAGACAATGCCTTTGCACACATGATTGCTTTACAAGTATTCAATAGAGAATTTAAATATTCAAAAGTAGCAAGTACCTATGCTAGTAGAACAGCGAGTTATGGTAACTTTGATTACTTTAGATCAAATGGAACAGATTTGTATGCAATGTTACATTCATTATTTGGTAAAGGATCAATTACAAAATTTGCAGATGAAAAAAACAGTGAAATACTTTTAAAAAGAATGCGTCCTAACATGACACAGATAAAAGGATTTTTAAATCATATTGCTTCGTCTGGTGCAAATGCAGATGCAGAAAAAAGAATGCTGATGCAATTGCAATCAATGTTATTTGTAAGTGACAGCAAGTTGCGTTCTATGAAACGTTTAGCAGGTGATTGGGAAAATTTAACAACAAGAGAAAAAAGAACTTTAGTTTCAAGTTTATACAATTACTTTAGAACAAATTCTCCTAAATCATCTTTAATGGCAACATTACAAAAACTATCACGTGAAAGAGATTATGTTGATGGACAAAAAGTTAAACCATCAAAAGCAATGGCAGTTGGAGCCGCGTTAGCAGGTGCTTATATTGGTTATAAAATGGGCAGAGGTAAAGGTCCAAGTTATGCTGATAAAATGAAAAATTTTAGAGCAAGTAAAGGTAAAAAATAATGGCAGTTAGAATTAATGGAGCGGCAAGAGGTGGTGAATTCATTAGTAGTAACTTGCAGTTTTATATTATGTACACAAAAATTGATATTCAACAAACTGGAAATTATCAAGATCCTACGCAAAAAGATTTTGATTCAATAGTACAAATGATTGCAATGTTTTCACAGGTAATTATTTCTAATGATCCAGTAAACGTTTCAGATCTAAATGCCAACGGTGCACCAACGTTAACAGGCGCAGGATATGTATTTAAATTTGCAGTAGAACATCCAGATGTATTCAATGATGGATCAAATTCAATTGGAAAGCTAATTGATTCAATGGATGGAGTAGTGTTAAATGGTGGAACGATTGCAACCACAGGCTCAATTAATTTAGAATTTACACAATCGGAGACATTATAAAATGGACAATAAACCACAGCAAATACCAAAAGATTTAGCAACTATTGAATCACAATCACTTGAAACACATGTTGTTGTTTCTCATGAAAGGCACGAAGAAATACAAAAAAGATTTGATAAAATAGATATACGTATGGATAGAATGGAAGAGCATACAGATAAACAATTTACAAAAATTGAAAGAATTATTATTTGGTCAATGGGTACATTATTCATTACATTATTAACTACATTATTTACGATTGTATACAGGGCAGGATAAGATGATTATTGCTGAAATTGACAACAACATTGGTTTACCAGAATCAAGATTAATTTTTGGCCGTAAAGGAAACAAAGTGGTCAAAAAGTATCGTTGTACTTTTGGCAGAAAAAAAGGTAGAATTGTTACAAATCCAAGTGTATGTTCTGCACCATTAGATATTAAAAAAAGATTTACACTTAAAAAAACAAGAGCACGTATGGGACAAAGAATTGTAAGAAAAGCATTAAGAACTAAAAGATTTAATCCAGCATCAAGACGTGTAGCACAAATGAATAAAGCACTAAGAAGAAGATAATCCAAATAAATACTGCTATGAGCAGTATTGATAATTACCAATCAATTGAAATTGAATTGACTTCACACTGTAATATTAGATGTCCAGGGTGTTCTAGAACTAAAGATGGTGACACACAACCTAATTTATTATTAGATTCAATTTCATACGAACAATTTATCAAAAGAGTCCCTCCACATATATTAAAAAATAAATTTGTAAGCTATTGTGGTGCTTTTGGTGAACCTTTAATGCACAAAGATTTTTTAAAGATAGTACAATACAGTGTAGATTGTGGTGCAAATGTTAGTGTAGATACAAATGGTAGTTTAAGAACAACAGAATGGTGGAAAAAGTTTGGTAAACTTCCAAAAACGTATGTAAGATTTAGTGTTGATGGTCATAGAGAAACAAATCATTTGTATAGAGTAAGAGCCAAGTTTGATAAAATATTAGAAAATATGAAAGCGTACAGAGAAGCTGGCGGCGAAGGAGAATGGAAGTACATTATTTTTCAACACAATGAACATGAAGTTGAAATAGCAAGAGCAGAAGCAAAGAATTTAGGATTTAAATTTAGCACACAAAGAAACAGAAGAATTCCAGATAAATCTTGGCCAACTTATAAAGAAATTGAAGCAAAAACAAAAGTAATGTCATTGCATAAAAAATTTTTAAAAGAGAAAAAAGATTTTGTCCAATCTGATTTTATAGAAATCATGCAAAACAAAACACCCACTCCTAGAAAAGAGAAAAAAATAGTATGTTGGATGTTAGATGAACAAGGATTATTTTTAGGATTTGATGGAAAAGTTTGGCCATGCTGTTACTTTAACAGTGTTTATCATGAACATTTATTCTTACAAAATGATGAACAAGATTCTTTGTCAACAGAAAATGATACTGGAAAATATTTACACCATTTGGACAACTACTATGGTAAAGGTTGGAATAGTATATATCACAAAACTTGGGAACAAATTTTAGAACATGATTTTTATAAAAATCACCTATTAGAATCATTAAAATCCAATCCATTTCAGACTTGTATTAGCAGTTGTACTAAATCTGTATAAATAACAGTATGAGCTTAAAAGACGATATTTTAAACACTATAGATGATCCTAAAGCATTTACTAATCAAGTTAGTAATTTAGTACACATGCCTGTAAGTGTTGTAAAATCATTAACAGAACCATTAGGTTTAAAAGATTATATGAATTTAGCAAAAGCAGTTGATGAAGAAGATCCAGAAAGTGCTAAAGAAATATTATTATCTGGATATGAACAATTAGATGATGTTGTAAAAACTATACTTGACGAGTATACCGGTAGCACAAGTATTTCTAGTACAAAAGCAAAAAACGTTCCGTCAGCTGGTAATACTAGTGGAAATACTACAACACAAACAAAGCCAACACAAGGAACACAAGGTACAAATACTACACAAGACACAAAGCCAACACAAGGAACACAAGGATCAGCATCAACTCAAGCAGATAAAATGCAAAAAGATGTTGATAAAGAAATATCAGGATCAATAAAAAAGTTGCAAAATGATCCAGAATTTGCTAAAATAATAAAATTTGCAGATATTGTTGCAAAAAACAAAAAATAGTTGTATAATAAACAAATGTTTAGACAAAAAAGAAAACAAAGATATGAAGTCGCCGCACATGTTGAACAATTAACTGACGGTATGACAGCACGTGATCTAACAGAGCATCTTAGATTTTGGAAAATTATTACTAAATGGGATCCAGAACCAAATGCTAAT